GTCCTGGACTCGGAAGTTGATGCCAGTCATTGAACGCAGCCTCGCACGATGCGGTTGAGAATCCCGTAACCCCATCTTTCCCCTCGAAGGCGAACATCCCATACTCGCGGATGCACGGCTGGTCCGGGTCAGGTGACGCCAGCGGATCGATAGCCTCGGTGGGCTGTGGTGCCGGCTTCGCGCGGCGATGGAACGGCCATGCAACCCGAGTCAGGTTCTTCCACATCACAGCATTGTCACACTTGCGCTGAACGTAGGACTTGGCCATCTCCTCAGTGCCTGCACCGATGAACAACTGACTCACGGTTTCGTCTGCACCACCTGATTCAAGCACGTCGGCTACCCAACCCGCCGGGACATTCGCGCCAGCTTGTCCCGGCTCTTGCCACGATACCGCGCCGCATGTCAGGTTGTTGGGCATCTCGTAGATGTATTCCTCGTTGGGCGAGTGGTTGGGGTGCCACGATCCGAGCATCGTCACAGCAATGAGCAATGTGAGCACTTTAGACCTCCGGCTGCTAGAATGCCTCTCATGGGAGAGGTTATTGAGTTTGGTGGAATGGTACTACACCGCCGCGAACTCGCCCTTTCAACCTCTGGCGAATCCATCGAATGCCAGCACCTCAGCATCCTACTCGACGAGAATGGCCAAATTGTGACATGCAGGACATGCGGTGCGCAGTTGACGCCGTGGTGGGCTCTCCTGATGCTGGTAAATCGCTACAGCGATGCAACCAAAGCGCTCATGGCCCTCAGACAACCACCGTCGGCGCTTCGGGTGACCGAAGTCCCGCTGATTCGAGTAGCGACGCAATCACCGCCTGAGCTGCCTCATTCACCGGCGTCGTAAGCGTGCGGATCAGCCCCTCAATCTCCGCCACCATCTGAGGGTCCGTCTGGATTCCGTCCGGGACATGCACGCGGATATCGACATTCACGATGATCGAGGACTTTTGGAAGGCGTTGCGCACCTGGGGTGAAATCACTGGCTCCTGCCAATCACGAATACCGTCCTAAGTCCTCGCGTCTCGACTGCAGAAGTCGCATCGGCAAAGAACTGCACCTGCACGGATGTTGGAGCCGTCATCCCGAGCGCGGGACAGCCGTTTAGGCCAGGGGCTGCGATGTTGGGGATGAATGCCGTGCGTACAAATCCTCCCGGAGTACTACTGACAGCCGTCGTGGTCACAATGGCTGTGCTGTACGTCGGCGATCCTACAACCTGGTTGGCAACCACACACGCAGTTTGAACATCCATCACACTGTTGCCGGTCGTAGCTGTCGGGGTGTAGAAATCAAAATACATGCCCAGCGTCGTCCAGTATGGCGGCATGTCGAGAACGGTGAAAGCGTATTGCGGGGACGATGGAATAGCCGCGAAGCTCAGATATCCGAGCCCGCTGGTAGCCGGGTTCACACTGCCAATCGTCGGAGCATTGGAGTTGTATACGGACCATATCCCTGAGAACGCTACGCTTCCGCTTGAAACACCCATTAGGTACGTGAGGTTGGTCAATGGCGGCGTCGACAATCCACCGCCCGTAACACTCGAAAATAAGGACCACCAGATGGAACCGGCGGTTCCGGGGACGTTGTTGAAGTTGCTCGAAAGACGCGAGATGTACAGCGACCCACCATAGCTCACGATCGATCCGGTGTAGTAGGTGGTGACGGGGTTGTAGGCGCCGTAGAACTCGGAAATTGGAATCGGAGGTGCAACCTGACCACTGGCCGTGATCGGAACCGCAAGCGCCATGAACACGCACATGCACATCAGTTTCTTGATTCCCGGCACTTTGAACCTCCTAGTGAAGCAATAGTGATTCTACAACTTGAACCCGTCGTGCCTGCGGAAGTATACGGGCTTGCCGTCCTCCCATTTGATGGTCGTTTCTCCGTAGAAGTGAGGGCCTACCAGCGCCGCTAACTGTGAGGCCGCACGATAGACCGCATCCGCCACAGCCGGCATCGTCTCCGCCGCGTGCTCCTCTGTTCTCATTTGCTCAGTCGCCATCTTTCCCTTCATAATAACCCGAGCTGCATCGGCAGTTGTGAACTATAATTGAATTGCCGATGTACCATCCATCTTTTGTTTCGAGGTTATACACTTGCCCCCTAAAATTGCCTCTCTGGATGCTAGCGATGTTATCAAGGAATACGTGTCCGGCAGTACGATCGAACAGATTGCTTTGCGAAACGGGTGCAGTATCACACCCATTCGTTCTATCTTGCTCGACAACAACATTAGCAGACGCTCTGGTCGCGCTCCTCGTATCGCGTTGCCTGACGTTGATTCCATTGTGCGCGAGTATCTTTCTGGAACCAGCGAGCAGGCCATCAGCCAACGCCTTTCCGTCAGCCGCTCCGTCGTGCGGCGCGCGCTGATTGAGAACAACGTTCCCATCCGAAGCGGCAGTGCGGCCATGTTCATGCGCCAATCGAGAATGACCCCAGAAGAACGCAGCCGCCTTGTGGCCCCATGCCACGATGCGGTTCGTGGCGTCAAGCGCAGCGTCAAAGAACTGGTCAAGCGAGCGGCTACTCGGCAAGGACTCTTGAATGTCGTCAGCGAGTACGAAGAGAAATTTGCTGGGATGCTGACCTCCATGTCCGTTGTGTTTGATCGGCAGACGGCGGTGGGTCCCTATAATTGCGATTTCACCATCGGAACTGTCGCCGTGGAAATCTTCGGAGGACACTGGCACTTCTCTGGTCGCCATCTTGCCCGAGCTAAGCAAAGATTCCACTATCTCCTGAATCATGGCTGGGATGTTCTGATTATCGTAGTCAGGAGCGGTAGACCGTTTGGAATCGAGGCTGCAAAGTACGCTATCTCCTTTGCGCAGAATACCGGCATTGACCCATCCGCTGTCCGTCAATACCGGATGATTCGGAGTAATGCGGAGGAGCTTGCCCGATTCCGTGCGGATGATAATGATATCCCCGTCGTATTTCCTCGCGCTAACCCCCGTGATGGTGACACCGGGCGATACAAGAGTGTCCCCAAGTAAGCAGTTCGGATGGGCCGGAGGAACGTCGTCGCCAGACTCGAAATCTTCATCGATAGGGATGCGCCCCTGCTCTGAGTTCGGGATGCAAATCTCTTCGCACGCGGTATCGTCGGGAAGCCAGCTCTTGAACTTCATCCCCGCGCCCTTTGCCGCTTCATGCGTCCCGCGCGACCTGGCGTAAGCCGTCTCCGTTCGCCCAATCATCAGCGCACGTTGAGCGCCAAACTGCTCACTCTCCATGATCTTGTGCTGCAGTTCGCTGGTCGTCCACCCTTTGTCGATGGATTCGGTGACAAGATCCTTCAGCGCTCCTCGCGTCGTTTCCGTGATCGACCACTTCGCATCCGGGTTATCGATGATCTTACCGTTCGGCAGAACTCTCTTTCCCACCAGCTCCGCCGCACGCTTCGCCGCCATCTCGCGCGCCTGGGCCAGCACCTGCGTCCATAGCGGGTTGGGTGCAGCATCGATCACCTCGGGGATGTGGATGCTCAGCAGATACTCTTTGGCGGCGTCGACGGCCTCATCCTGGGTGATCGGCGCAATCTCTGGAATCAGGCTCGCCCAATCCATGTTCACTTCGATGATGCGCTCGAGGTCTTCTTTGCGCTTGGCGTTGTCTGCTTTCGCAAGATCGTCAGCCCCGGCCGCCGCGGCAATCGGAAGCGCAATCAGCAGACTATCCGCGATGGCTTGAGCTTTGCGCTTCAGGTACGCGGCTAATACTGACTCCAAGCTCGCTCGCCCTTTGCGAAAGGGGCGTCGGCTACTTTGCCAGCCCCCTTGCCCGCTCCGGATTTGCCCTTCGAACCAGATGCGCCCGCATCGTCACCGCCGGCCGCCGCACCGGCAGCTTGCGGCATCTCCGTCTGTCCAGCCAACACCGACAGCGGAATCGCGCCCGAAGCTGTATAGACCATCGCGACGTCGCCGCCCTCAATCGGATCTTGGCCAGCCCGCACGCGCTGCTCGTTGATCGTCTCGCGTCCGAGCTTGAGGTAGGTGCTGTCAATCGTCGCCTGGTCCGTAGCGGCTACTTCGCTGTCCAGCGACCACACCATCTCCACATTAGCGTAGTCCGGACCCCACCCCATGACGATGAGGCGGTCCATGAACGCCTTCCACCACACCATCTCGACCTGGATGCCCTGCTCTTCGATCTGCTCTTTCTCTTGCTCTGCCGACGCGCGGGATTGCGGCTCTTTGACAAACGGCTTTGGCAGCACGCGGAAGACGTGGCACACGATTCGAGTCAGCCACTCGTCATAATCGGACTTCAGCAGTTCGCCGGCTGAGCCCTTCATCTCGAACGGCTTCATTCCGCCGGGGATAAACCGAATCTTCGACTTCAGGTTCATATTGCCAGACATCAGCGCGTCGAAGGATGCTTGCCAGATGGCAATGGCTTCTGGACTCCACGTCTCCGGTACTCCCAGCATGACGTCGGGGATCGTGCCTTTCTCCCAGAAGTTCGTCATGTAGAGTGTCTTCTTCACCATCTGCAGCGCCTCTTGCATGATCTGCTCAACCTCGGAGTATCCCCCGATGGGGAAGTCGGTCCGCGGACGCGCCGGCATGTACAGAAGCTCGTCTTCCGAGAGGTTTACAAGAGGTAAACCTTTTACAATCTGCTGGTAGCCGGGCTGGGGAGCGTCAGGGATGCGGCCCCAATCGTCGATCAGCGGCTTGATCGTCGCTCCGTCAATAGCCGTAATCGCATAGGGCTTGTTGCCGAGCTTGTTCTTCCACACGAAGGCGCTGGCGGCGTCGATGGTGTAGCGATCGCGGAAGATCATCCGCATCCACATTGCGTAGGGAATCTTGCGGTCCGGCTTCTCGAAGAACTGAGTGAGCTCTTTGATGCGCGGATCTTGCTCAGACTTCTTTCCCCCTGCTTCCTTCAGTTGGAACTTCCACGGTAGCGCCACAACCTCATCGATGCGCGATTCCATCACCGAGGCAATCACGCCAGACGCAGAGGCGAGAGCGCGCAACATGCTGAAGAGTTGCAGACGCTTCGGGTAGATGTCGAGGTTCGTTCCTACCTGGTAGTCGTAGGCGCGGGGATAGTTGACGTTCGGAGGGCCAAACGGATAGACGGGCTGGAAGGGGCTGAAGTTGTTCCCGTCCATGTCGACGTCGGCGATGAAGTCGGGAGGATTGTCGCGGTCTCCAAAGCCTGGGCGGTTGTTGTCATGCCCTGCGAGTAGGTTGGCGGGCACGCGCTTTAGGCCGGTGTTACCTTCCAAGGTTCTGCCCTGAAAATTTCCCGGTTGACGAGCTCCGCGCGACGGCCCTGAGAGGCCAGAACCCGGCGATATAGGGGTGTTCGTGCCGCCTGACGGGCCTTTGGCGAAGAGTTCTTCCACGCTGGGGCGCTTGCCGTAGGCGGTGAAGGTCGGGTCTTTGGTCTCTTCATCAAGCATGGGTGCCTCCGAATAGCTTTTGGCGCATCTCTTTCCTAACCCGGTCCTCGTGATCTTCAATCAGGGTGTCCATGGTGGTTTGCTCTCGAACGAAGGACGCATCCGCATGTGCGGCTTCGATCATGGGTAACGCCTGGCGGTATTGCCCGAGTGCCATCATCTTCCGCGCGGCCGCGAGTTGCTTCCTCGCCGCATTGAGCGTTTCTGCCTTGAACCCCATTGTGTCAGTCCCATTCACTGAGGCTCATTCTATCCCACGGCATCTAAGCGGCTCACTACGGTATCTCCGTGTCCAACTCCACCACGCGCTCGACATTCAGTTCCGGCCGCTTCCGCACGCTCACCGCCAGCGAGTTCCACTTCCGGCTGCGACACTTGCCCGAGGTGCAGTGCGTGTAGATTACACCCGTAGTCGGTATCCATTCGTGGTGGCAGAGGTCACAGTGGTTTACTATGCGCTGGAGTTGGCTCATAGATTCTCCTGTGGCTTGAAGGTTCGCGCGATGTGATTTGCCAGCGGGAAGGGTATCTTCGCTATCATGGCGCTGGCTGCTTTGCGAGAGTCGGACTTGCTTCCGTGTCGGGCGGCTCCGTCTTGGAACCATTTGTCGCCTTTGCCGTTCTCGCGCACGCCTGAGATGCCGGGTTGTTTCACTCCAAGGCCGTTCGCTTCCATCTCCTCTGGGGTCGGATGGCTGTAACGTGCAATCTCGCGTTCCTTCCAGAGCGGAGAAGATGCGTTCCCGCTGGGGGTCTTGCGTCCCTCATTCGCGTGTAGACTCTGAGGCGAACGCATCGGAGAAGGCATGAGCGCCGGAATATCGCCCCAAAGATAGAAACTCCCGTAGTGGTACGGAGCACGTCCAACCCACTTCTGAGCACCCCGCACATTCTCAACCACCATCGGAATATGTCTTCCAGCCGCTTCGCACGCCTCACGCTGAATGCGGAATTGCGCGTCGAACAGCTCCATGCCTAGATACGGCGGCGGCAACGCCTTGGCGCGACTCCATGGCATAGCGCGGTAGCTGAACTCTTGGCACGGCGATGATCCGACGATGCACGCCGCATCCTTGAACTCGGAGCCGTGGATCGACCGCACATCGCGGATATGAAGCGTCCCCGGATAGCATCCCGAGCCATAGTCGTGCGCTTCAATGTCATAGCCTTGGCAGTCGTAGCCCTCGGCGAGGAATCCTTCGCTCCAACCGCCTAAACCGCAATAGAGATCGATAACGATTGGCTTCATGTGACTAATCTACACATTTGGGAGCATCGTACACAAGAGAAATCGTAACAATCGTACACTTTCTTTACGACGCCCACGAAGGCTTATTGCAAGCCTCATGCCACTCCTGAAACCCATCGGTGCTCACACTGTCCTGCTCTTTGATGGGGAGCGTGCATTTTGCGCACAGCCTTTGCGGAACCATGGCGGCGATAGCGCGCTCGTAGGCTTTCACAGGTCCGGGCTTCGCGGGTGCTGGGGGTGGTGGCGCGGGGTGTACGCCGTCGGCCTTTGGAACCGGCTGCTGCGGCTCGGGCTGTTTCTTTGCCTCAGTCTCGCCCTCGTTCTGGTAATGGCGAAGCAAACCGGCCCACTCATCCCATCCGCCGGCTAACTCAGTGATTGCCCAGACCAAAGCGTCCATGCGATCTGGCGAGTTATCGTCAGCCGATGGATTCCACTCGACCATCTGGTCCTCGAGCTCGGCAAAGTTCCCGACATGGTGAACGCGGCGCTGCTCATAGAGTGCGGCCACCGGTTCTGCCCGGATCGCTTTGCCCTTGGTCGCGCGCACGCTCTTGTAACTCACGTTCTGGTCCTGGTGGCGAAGCGTGGCCTCGATCATGTCGCCGCCGTTGTTTACCTCGCCTACCACGCGGTCCGCCTCGCGCTGGTGGTAGACCTTGACAGCCATCTTTGCCCAGCCGTCCGGCGTGTAGATGTCCGAGGTGTCCTCGACCACGTAGAAGTGTGGAGGGTCGCGGCGATCGATTCCCACCGTAATCATGCCAGTCTCGTCCGAGTCCTCATTGCTGGTGACGGCGGGGTCGATGGCTACGACGGTGCGAACGAGTACCGGCTGCTGTGCCAGCGTGATCCTGCCAGCTTCGATGTCCGACCGCTTGAACAATGCGCCTGGATTGTCGTCAAGCACCTCGGCATTCAACTCCTGCCGGCCAAGCCGCGTGCCCTCGTACTTCGTGATGATCTTGGTGTAGAACGTCGGTGCAAGGTTGGCTTTGTTGTCGTAGGTCGTGCCGCGGGTGACGGCGGTAGTGGGATCTTTCAGCAGTTCGCGGATGAGCTTTGTTGGCTTTGGCGTCGTGGTGGCGACGACTTGAGGATCATTACCCAGCCGGAGGCCGAACATCGCCTGATCCCAGCACTCTTGCTGGTAGCGCCATGCTGCCACTTCATCGCAGTTGTGTACGAGGATTCCATTGGCGAAGAACTCATGCGCTCCCTCAACCGCTATGTCGTATACATCCTCACGCTTGGCTAATCTTTTTACGGAAGCGATTGTTTCCGTGGTAGTTTTCGGCGCATTTCCGAGAGCAAAACCGGGCATTGCTGCGTCGACTCGTGAACGGATGGCTGCAACAAGCGCACGCCATCTCCCGTTCAACCAATAATGACGCCCTGGCTTCACATGCTCGGCTATTGCACTTGCGGCTGCAGAACCTTTGGGCGCGCTTGATGGATTGGTAGCCATCCCCGCAGTACTCGCATGTCCGCTGGTCGCCAGCGAATCTTCCAGACCGCGCCCGATCAATGCACGATTGGGAGCAAAACCTGGATGGATGCTTCGCGGTGCTCTTGTAAGGCTGCTCACATGTGGCACAGTGTAGTTCGCGCTGCAATCGTGCCAATCCGTTGATCTTCCGAATCCTAAGAGAGCCTGCGAGAGCAAGCTTTTTAGTTTCAGGGTTGCGGAGTCGATCGCTGTGACGGCTGCCGTGAGCTTTCTTTGTGAGGAGTTCAAAGTTATCCAATGCGTTGTGATCTTTGTTCTCGTCCACGTGGTGAACTTCATGGCCTGGCGGGATAGGCCCGCGCTCCTTTTCCCACATCTCGCGATGGAGGTAAACGAGGCGCATGTAATACCCTTTATCCTTTTGCTTGTGCCACTTATGGCCGTCATACTCGACGCACTGGTCACACATACCCGCATCCCCGCAACGATAGAATCGAGGCGTATAAACCCTCGGCCTTCAACCCATACAGGATGATCGGCAGTTCCCATTATAACTCGTCCGCCCACGGTAGTTAGTTGTAATATCTCAGCTTTTCTTTTCGTCAACATGGAAGCGGTGACGCGGCGAGATCCGCAGCGGGTGGCGACGCGATCGCCGACGTCCACACAGTGAAGAGGCTTGGTGGACCCATCTTTCATCAGCACCAGCGCATCACCCGTCAGGCACCACAGTTTGTCGCTTTGTTTGCCGCGGAGCCGCTCTGGTTCCTGAGCCGAAAACAAGAGGGATAGAGAACCGTCCGGCCACTCCAATCTACGTTTAGAAACCCGATAGACAGGACGCTCATTCGGCGGGCACACGGCCATAATCCCCGACTCACCCTCGATCAACACGTCACGTAGATCGTCGGCTGTCGGGGCGATGAAATTGACCCGTTGATAGCCTTGCCGCTTCCACTCGCGAACTTTCTCTGCCCCTACGCGCGTTTTTCCATATCCTCGGCCCGCCAGTACAAGCCACGTAGCCCACGGCAGACCGTTGGTTGCTAAAGCGGGTGCCAACTGATTCGGTCGCGCCCAGGATGGCCAGTCGTACAGCAACTGCTCAAGCTCTGCGTCCGACAGTTCCGCCAGGCGCTCGCGGATATCAGTTTGGCTTCGGAGCTGCTCGATCACCGATAAGCTTGTCAATCAAAACCTCACGATCGGTGTTGATCTGCAGGGGGTTCGCGGCGTCTCCCTTGATGGTGTTCACGTCGCTCTGTCCGAGTAGATTCTTGCCTAGCCAGATTAGCATCGTGGGGTTTGGCTTCTCTGTTTGCCGCCCGTCTTTGTCGAGGCCCATGGCGAGTTCGTACTGCTTGCGGCGTAAGCTGGAGCGGCAGACCGCGTGCCCGTTGTTCAGCGCTTCCTGGTGGTGCTTCGTGATGGTGTGGTGGCTGCACCGGCACATCACGGCTATCTCGGTGAGTGTCAGACCGTAGCTCGCCAGCAGCTCGATGTTGTCGTCGTTCAGTTCTATTGACTTTCTAGACATCGAGGACGGCCTTTCTTCCGGTGGCGTTCTCCCAGCGAGAGACTATTACGTCGCAGTACGCGGGGCTGAGTTCCATGGTAAAGCATCGGCGTCCTGTCTTCTCAGCAGCGATAATTTGGCTCCCACTTCCGCCAAACGGCTCCGCGCACACTTCGCCTGGTGTTGTGTGGAATTCCATAGGATTCTCAAATAGCGCCACCGGCTTCTGGGTCGGGTGAATGTGGTCATTCTCGCGCCCAACCTCCCACACTGTCGTCTGCGAGCGGTCTCCATACCATTTCGCCCGATGGCCCTGCCGCCAGCCGTAGAAGCACAGCTCGTGCCTCCAGTGGTAATCGCCATGCCCCAGCACCAGGGAAGGTTTGACCCAGATTATCTGGCGATGGATCAAAATATCGGCGGCGGCGGCGGCGGCGGCGGCGGCGAAGAACCCTTGCGTCATCTGCGCGTGCCAAAGATACCAAGCGGCGTCTTTGCGCAGCATCGGTGCCCAGGAGCGGAACACGTTCTCGAGGAATTGCTGAAGTTGCGGGCCGTTGTTCTCGTCGTTGGCGATGGTGCCGAACTTACTGCCCTTGTCGCCAGTCTCGTCGTTGTATGCCACGCCGTAGGGGGGATCAGTGGCGAACAGCGCCGCCTTCTGCCCATCCATCAGCCGCTCAACGTCCTCTCGCTTGGTGCTGTCCCCGCACATCAGCCGATGCACGCCCAGCCGGTACACGTCCCCCAGCTTCGTCTTCGGCTCATCCGGCACCGGAGGCACTTCGTCCTCATCCCCAATCAACTCACCCTTCCCGGCGAAGAACGACACCAGCTCGCTCGGCTCCCAGAACTGCTCCAAAGGCACGCCCTCAGCCTGCAACCCCTTCAGCACCTCGATGTCCCAATTCAGCGACACCTCGCTCGACCGATTATCCGCAATCGCCAGCGCCTTCGCCTTCGAGTCCTCCTCAAGGTCGAGATCCATGCGCTGCACCGCGACAACCTGGTCCCCTCGCGTCTGCACCACGATCACATCGTCCATCCCTACCAGCATCGCGTTCTCACGCGTCTTGTTGCCCGCGATCACCCGCCCATGCTTGTCCAGAAGGATGCTTCGCCCAGCCCCGTAATCCCGCAAACTGTCTTGAATCATCTGGTTGCCGCGCTCAGACCCAGCGTTGGCGTTGCGGCTGTCAGGCGTCAACTCGCTCAGCTTTTTTACGCTCAGGCTTGACGGTTCAGCCGCCTTTTCTTCAACCTTCGTCTTGATAAGCTTGGATTTCATGGTGATCTGGTGACCTTTGGGGTGGTGGAAAGAGAATCTGGGGCTCTAGAGGCTGCTTCGCCCGTACCTAGCTGTCAAGGTTAGCACGGCGTGTCAAGTGGTCTCTTCCTGCGCATACGCTGCGCACCACTCCGCCTCAAGTTTCAGCCGGTCCCGCGTAGCCCCGTACTGCCCGTTGCCCGCTTGCTCTTCCTCAACGTAGCGCCGAAGATCCTGAATGCGCCTCAGGCCATCCGGGATAGTTCCGAAGCCCACCAGCCGCAAGGCGCGAAGCTGGCGAGGCGTAAGAAGCGGCGCTGGGATGTCCGGACCACGGTCGGGAACCGGCATCACCAGCCCTTGTGCATCGCGTCCGTCGTTCAGAATCGGCCCTGGTGCCGTACGAAGCGCTACGCCGTGCTTGGCCACCGCGTCCGCTATGAATCGCAAAGACGCCATAGCCTCCAGCCTTATCAAACTATCCGCGCTAGGCAGGGAAGAGAAACTTCGCAGTTCTGCCGGGCTGGGGAAGAACTTGCAGGTCTCGAGCGCTCGGCTGAACGCATGGATGCACTGCGCTGGGCTCGCCGGCGTCAGCACCGCCACGTAGGCTTCGATCACCCCCGTTGCCGTGATATCCCCTTTGAGCGTGTTCGCCAAGATCAGCAATGCTTTCGCTATCGATTGTTTGTGGTTGAGGTCCCGCGTCCACAAACCGCTGAAGAGCAGCGTAGTTTCCGTCTGTTTTGTTGTGTTTGCCAGTTCCATTTGTTCCTCCAGTTTTAGGTTTTCCGAATCGGTCGAGCGGGTGATTGTAGAAAGTCTTTGCGCTACGAATCCACGCCGACAGCGCTTCACCGTGAGCTACTTCCGAATTCGCGCGGTTGGTGAGGATTTGCTTCCAGTGGTCGACGGTGATCAGCGGGCTTCCCGATAGGAATGTTTTGAGTGCCTTCGCTTGTCGGCCATCCCAATCCGGAGCCATCCCGGTTGCCTGGGTTGCATAGTCGAAAAACAACTCCTTGAAAAGCGTATGCCGAGCGTCACTCGCGGGCTCTCCGCGAGAAGGCTTTTGCTTCTTCTGTTTCTGAGTATGTATCTGTTCTGAATCTGTATCTGTATCTGTATCTGGTGCCGTTACAAATGGCGATTGTAACGTTTCAGACTGTTTCTTTCTTTCCCTATAGCGCTTTACGCGCTCATTGCTGCTATCGGAAATATACTGTCTTCGGTTCCAATTCAGCACATTCCAATCCTCGTCAATGAAGCCAAATTGTAGGAAAATAGCCTTTGTAGCGTTCAACTCTAGCGGAGTGATACGCCAATGAAACGCACGTAACGTTTCATCATGTTTCACATCTTTACATCGTTCACAGAAGAGCATCAGCAATCGACGCTGGTCAACTTCGGACATCATTTGGACCTTTGGATCATCCGCGAACTCAGAGTACATGCGGAACCATGCGTTAGCCACGTGATACCTCCACCATCTTGTCACTTTTGCGGCGATTGCAAGGCTGGCACGCCGTCACGAGATTGCTGTCATCATGTCCGCCGCCACGTGAGACTGGAACGACATGGTCGCATTCTGGATTAGGTACGGGCTGGTTGCAATAGCGGCAAACATAGTTATCGCGCCGGAAAATACGCAATCGAATCACCTTCCAAATAGTCCACGGAAGGCGGTTTGGGGAATCCTCGCGAACCGTCAGATTGGGGATCTCAACTCGAATTCCGCCACCAACGAATGACAGTTCTATGAGGCCGCACGTGTGGATTTTCTCTAGCATGGGAATTGCTGCCCGAGGCGAAACCCCGAGGCGTACCGCCCAACCTGAAGGCGGATAGGTCACATGTGTTCCCTGTGAGGCGATGATTTCAGCGATGCGCCAGTAGGCTCCATACATCGCCAAGCCGTCGACGCCGCCGCCATTGATAAGGTTCGCCATGCGCTCGTCGTCTGAGCTGGCCGTCATATGCTTGAACCATTTCATGAGGCAGCCTCGACCTCATTTGCAAGCGTATTGATCATCGCTACAGCATCCAATGCCTCTAATTGCCTCACCACCGCCCGCGCCGTCGTCAGCGCCCCATCAAGGTGCAGCCAACGCATACTACGCACCGTGTTGACAGCCTCTCCTAGTTCCTTGCCGCCGGTATACTCGCTGATCTTGATGCCGCTGGATTGCTCAAAGGCGTCGACTTGCTCTTTCAGTTCGGAAAGGCGTTTGGCCGTGTAATCTCGAACAGCCTCTCGTCCAGCCGCCTCTCCCTCCGCGCGGGCCTTTGCAATCTTGCCAGCATCGCTGACAACGGCGTTTCGAAGGATGGACGCCACCAGCGGCGGGCAGAAGTCTTTCGGTGTGAGCTTTGGAGCTTCCACGATGGTCACCAGCCGGCCGCCCTTGGCCGCCATGAGTCCCCACGTGGACGGAAGTTCTCCAGGCTGCACAATCGCCGCTTCGCTCACGGCCAGATACCATCCATCGCAGTATTGCATCATGGCATCGGCTTTCTCTGGTTGGCGAAGCTCATGCAGCCAATCAGAGCGCGAAACCTTCACCTCGAAGCCGTGCATGTGATATCCGCGGGATGGCCAAACGCTCATCACTACAGCATCTGCCCACCGAGTCTGACGGGCTCCGGTCCCATCCGCTACCTGTTCCAGTAGCGCGAATGCTGGTAATGGGTATTTCGATCGCAACATCTCCACGATGTCATGCGCTTTCAGTTTCTCTTTTTCAGCCACAAGGTTCCTCTTTCCTCTCCAAAGTGAGGCAGTGGGCAGGAGCTTTGGAACTCCCGCCCACACTGCACCGAGGATCAGTCGGTGTTTTGCCAAGATATCGCCGGGTGACGATGCCCAAATATCGCATAAGGTTTCCCAGAGCGCAAGTGGTTAGTTTTGCACACGGCGAGCCTTCAAGATGCGCTGCCGATAGAGAATCGCTTCGCGGTCCGAGTGCTTGATCC